AGAATTCAATAATCCTATCATGAAGAGAACCCCGTCCACATGGTCTTTGGGGTATATACCCCCCGCAAATTTTCGCATGGGTGGGTATAAATATATGGGCGGAGAGGAAACTCCGGAGGACTCTTCAATAAAAGTCCCGGTATCGAAACCACTAACTTCTAATACATTTATCTCGAAGAGGGAGACACAATGGGATGATCCCTTTTTATAATTTAGTACAAACAAAGCTATAACGTCTGGTTAGCTCAGTTGGTAGAGCGCACGCCTTTTAAGCGTGTGGTCACGGGTTCGAGCCCCGTATCAGATACCAGGCTCCTATAGCTCAGTTGGTTAGAGCGCGGTGCTTATATCTACGATATACAAGAATGATGTAAAAATCATGAGGGCACGCCGAGGTCATGGGTTCGAAACCCGTTAGGAGCATTTTTAGATGTGTATCCCACATGTAAAAATAATTTTATTTACCCATCACAGAATGCTTCGTTATGCAGCCCTTCGTAGAGAACTTAACACAGTGATAGGTAGAATTTATGAACGCGGTGAACGTGTGATCGTGGATTACGCCCGTGAAAATGTACACTCGTTGAAGGATATATCAGCGGTACGGCGTATGAATGAAATTATGATTGATCGTTTACCCCCAGAATCCGCGTGTGCATTGAAGATGACGAGTTTTGGAAGTAGGGTGTCGCCCAAACAAGCGCGCGATCATATCGATGCCCTCATAGAGCGCGCCAAAGAAGCTAATGTCCGTGTGTGTATAGACGCAGAAGATGTGCTATATCCAGATATTTGTTTCGAGTTGGTCGAAAAACATAATACAAATGACGCGGTTCACGTATACACGACATACCAGATGTATCGCAAAAATGCATTCGCGGAACTTATAAGGGATGTACAGACTGCAAAGATGGACGATTTTAAAATGGGTGTAAAGCTCGTACGAGGCGCATATCTTCGTAATCAGGAGGGGTTATTCGATACGAAAGATGAAGTCGATAGTTCATATAACAAGGCACTTGCTTTTTTACTTAATGAGCCACATACACATACCATATTAGCTACACACAATAACGAGTCTTTGCAATTAGCACATAAATTCCCACGAAGCGGATACGCGACGGCACAGTTATTGGGTATGGGGTGTATGGAAACTAAGGTAGATTATAGGTATGTTCCATATGGTACGTTTATGGAACTTGCACCTTATTTACTTCGCCGATTGTGGGAGAGAATGTCGTGGGGGTAAAGAATTAAAAATGTTATAAAGAATACACACACTTGATGTATATATGATTACAGCGCGTGCACTCAAATTGCCATATATACACAAACCACGTACTAATAAGAATAGGAAAAATAGTGTTTCGAGGTCGACACGTATTCCGACTGAACGTAATAATAAAATTCGTTGGGAAATTCGAGAAAAACTCGAATCTTATCGACCTGTCGACCCAGAAAATCCCCCATGGTCTTCACAGGTCGTGGAAAACTCTATTTTAACTAAGGACACAGCGTGGAGTGATACGAATAATGTATTATCTATCATTCTCGGCGGGGGTGTGGGTTCTCGGTTATACCCATTAACAAAGCCACGGTCAAAGCCCGCCGTTCCCCTCGGTGCAAATTATCGATTAATCGATATTCCCGTTTCGAATTGTATTAATTCGGATTTAAACAAGATTTATTGTCTGACGCAATATAATTCTGCGTCGTTAAATAGACACGTTTCAAAGGCGTATTCTAATATAGGTTCGTATACGCAAAAGGGGTTTATCGAGATATTGGCGGCACAACAGTCACCAGATAACTGCGAATGGTTTCGCGGGACAGCTGACGCCGTTCGTCAATATTTATGGCTCTTTGATACGGGTGAATACGACGAATATCTTATTTTGTCGGGAGACCACTTATATAGAATGGATTATAAACCGTTTATTTTTAAACACAGAGCGTTGCTCGCGGATATAACTGTATCAGCTATTCCAGTAAACGAAGAACACGCATCTTCTTTCGGGTTAATGAAAGTGAATGTTCACGGTCGTGTTGTAAAATTTTCTGAAAAACCGAAAGGGGATGCTTTGTTAGAGATGCGTACAGATACGTATAACCTCGGACTTACGAAGGAGGAATCTGATGAAAAACCATACCTGGCTTCGATGGGTATTTACATATTTTCCAAGGATGTCATGCATGAATTACTCGTGGATAGATTTCCACAAAATCACGACTTTGGTTCCGAAATTATTCCAAAGGCTATGGAATCGGGATATAAAATTCAGTCGTATATTTATGACGGGTACTGGGAAGATATCGGCACCATAAAATCATTTTTTAATGCGAATTTGCGATGCAATGAAGAAACTCCCCAATTTACATTCTACGATGTAAACGCACCCGTGTATACGTCTCCTAGATTTTTACCCCCGACCGTTATTTCTGGGGAATCTAAGATTAATCAATCTACTGTGGGGGATGGGTGTTGTATTAAGGATGCGACGTTGAATAATTGTGTGATCGGATTGCGTTCTTTCATAGACACGCGATGTGAAATTACAAACACACTCGTAATGGGTGCGGATTATTATGAATCCCATGAAGAATGTGATGAGGACGATGCGTGCGAAATACCTCTCGGGATAGGTCAATTTACGGTCATCAAGGATGCGATCATAGATAAAAATGCTCGTATCGGTGAGGGGTGTAAGATAATTAATGCAAATTATGTAGAAGAAGATTTAACACACGAAAAGGATGGATGGGTTATTAGGGATTATATCGTTATCATTTGTAAAGATGCCGTTATTCCAAATAATACAGTGATTTAGTAATTGTAATGAGAACAGAAAATGAATTAATACCCCGACTTTAAAACTTTTGTTGTAGCCGTTGGATGTCTCTTAGAGAAATATTCTTTACGTTTCCAATCACTATGACCTATAGTGCTTGAATGCGTACGATCTATTTTCATATACCCCCTGAGATCTTTATAAAATACACGCGCTCCCCTTGCGACAATATCTTCGTGTTTCATATCTATATGATTATCGATTGGAAAGAAGTGTTCATGATATTTTCGCATATTATCGACGTGAATGAGATAGCATTTTGTACTCGATATCCATTTTACGGGTTCGATACCGGATTTATCAGATTTACCAGAATATCTATTTAAACAGTGAAAGAAACACATTTCAAAGTCATCGCCCATTGTATCTATAACACTTTGGATTTTATCATATAAACTTTTATCTTTTACGACGACGTTATCTTCAAATATGACCGCATATTTCAAGTTTTGTTTGAATGCTCGTTTATAGAATTCCATATGACCAACATAACACCCTATAGCGCCCAGATTGAAAAATGTTATGTCTGGTCTAGATCTCTTACTACCTTCGTAATGGAGACGTAATGCTTCCTTGTAATATTTAGGATCGATGATTTTTTCATATTTTTTAGCTGTTTCTATATTATTTGTATCTACACCGTATATAATCTCTAAGGGTATAGATGGATCGTGATGTCTCAAAAAACGGGAACGTCTTTTTGATGATTTCCTGAGAGTGAGTAGAAAACATTTATATTCTATCTCTTTTGTACGTTTTCGTAAAAGTAATATAACGAGTATTAATAATAATACGAGTGTTATAGTTATAACCAACATACTTAAAGTTTATAAACATAATTATTTCAGACGAGGGGGGAGAGGAGGAGGTCTGACACGCTCTTATAGTGTAGTCGGTCATCACAACAGACTTTGAATCTGTAAACCATGGTTCGAATCCGTGTAGGAGCTTTGTCCGGCCTTAGCTCAGATGGAAGAGCAGCTGACTGTAGATATGTTTAATATTTAAATTGCATCGTAAAAGGTGTTATCAGTGTATCAGCGGGTCACCCGTTCGAATCGGGTAGGCCGGAACATTCCGCCCTAGCTCAATCGGAAGAGCGCACGGCTGTTAACCGTGAGGTACAGGGATCGAAACCCTGGGGCGGAGATTATCGAGGTGGCGCAGTGGAAGCGTGTCGGGCCCATAACCCGAAGGTCGCACGATCGAAACGTGTCCTCGATATTTTGACATTATCAAAGGTCAGAATATCGAGTATAGCATATCAGCAAGGGATCACAGGTTCGAACCCTGTCGTGAGCAAACAGAACTTAAAAGCTCACGTGGCCAAGTGGTAAGGCACTTGCTTTGTATCATCGATATTATCAAATGTATAGATTTGATAATATTGTGTTTAACTTTTCTAATTTACTCGACCACGTTACGCGATTGCCTTTTGGATTTTGGGACGGGCCTTTTCGGGTAGTCCCCTGTCTTGCGGTGCATTTAACATTTGAGGAGCATAAGGTTTGCCTTCTTTAATTGCTGACCCAAGTTTGGTCATCTCACCAAGGGCGTGTTCACGTGGAAAAAATTTAACAAATTCACCTTCTTGTTCGAATGGATTTATGTACCCATCTTTTTTCGAACCGGCATTTATGTATGAATGGTGATTAATTAGGAAATCTGTGTTATTTTTACCGATTTGAACGAACGTATCGTAGTATAGCTTTTGTTTTTCTGGATCCATCATCATTTCACCTATTTTCTTCTGCACCTCTCTGGCTATTTTCTCGAAACTTTCATCTTTAGCCATGTATCTGTGACAATTCGCTTTATCACTCGATTTCCATTCAGGCCCGTCAACAAACATGCCGACCTTCGTCCCCGCGCGGCCGACGCGATTGCGGACCCTTCCTTCCGAGTCGACTTGTCCCTCGTCAATCACCTTCTCGTCTAAGACTGCACCAATTTCTACGAACTCATCTGTATCACCGATTCTGCATTTAGTAACAGTCGTCGCCAATTGAACACCGCCTTCGGGTTCACCAACGTTTTGCATTTCATGTTTACAGTCCAGTTTTGTTAAACACTGTAAGAGATCATTCTTTTTGATGGATTCCCTGATAACACCACCTATATCTTCAATGATACCCGCCACGACACGCGCATCACCTGAATCTTTTATGATTTTATCGAGCACTTCCTTAACGAGAGGCTGGTTAAACACCTCGATAGATATATCAAGAAATTGTTCGAGCAGAGTCCCCGCTATGGTCATACCATTGTTATCGTTTGGAGACGTATATAATTCACGCATTTTGTACGTTTCCATTCCTTTAATCTTTTCCCGCAATTCACTGAGTTCCCCACTCGTATCCTTAGCCGCTCGTTTCTTTCGCCTGGAAAGTAAAATGAGGAGAACAATCACAACACCTATTATAATTATCCCCACCAATGCCATTGGCGCACCATCGTTATCCGTCATTATATATTATATACATATTATTTTATCTGTTAGAAAATTTCTGGCGTCCATTCGGGCCATATACGAGACATATCCTCGTGGGTGATACGTCTATGCGGTCTTATAGAATATAATTTTTGCAATTCCGGATAGTCTTTATCCTGTGGTCTTTTTATAAAGGACGCTTTTGTTCTATGACCACTCGAATCACATCCAAATTTTTTCGTATCCGGTTTCGATACGAGCGGGGAAATGTAATAATACGCGAGTGTTTTTCTATAGTGATTATCGGGACACATTATTTTTTCTGGAACACCGTGCCATGATATATCATTTGTTTGAAATATAAAAGCTGTGTTATAGACGACGCGCTGTTTTTTTATACATTCCGTTACATTTTCATTCCATAATTCACTATGGCCATTCCATTCCCGTTTCCAATTCTTGTTTAGGAATAATATGATATTTATTCGTCTTTCTTTATTTGGAAGGAGTGGATGTTTTTCATAATCGAGATGTAAATTTAAGCGTCCATGTCTTCCATGCGCGTGTATAGAACTCCCGTATAATGTCGGGTCGCATTCTAATTCTTGTATTCCCGTCATATTCGAAATGAGATTGGTCATTTGAGTCGTGGATAATGCATAGTATACGTCTCGTATACACATTGGCATGTTATTTATCGCAGAATTCAGATACTTGACTTCTAAAGGGTTGTTATAATGAAACCAATCTATATTTTTATTGAAATCACAAGGAAATTCATTGTGTATATTTTCAATAACATCGGCATTCAGAAAATTTGGAATCACTACATTTTTGAACGGTTTTCCTTCTAGAAACGATTCCCGGTATACATCTATATCACGGACCCAATCACCGAAATATTTAGTGGAGTCGCGCGTTTCAAATACATTTAGGTATTTTCTATCGAGTTTTTCCATTATAGTATATATATTTATAAAAACTATAAGCTATATTATTCACGGTATGAGTTTACACATGCTGAGATCTGCCCGTGATGCTTTACACGCCGGACAATCACTCGAGAACATGGGTGGGAATGTGTGGTTATGTTGCAGTTTATTTTCTGCATTTGTTTCTGTTTTTATGGGTTCCATTGGGCGACTTTGGTTTTGGTGTTTTAAACAATATCCTTCATATTTACCTAGCGAAGTACACGGTATTCCCCCCTTTTTAATACCTTTACAATAGTTATCACATTCTGGGGCAAGTTTCATGACTAACTGTATTGGAATATTGTATGTCTTGGATATTTTTATTGCAAATTTGCATATATTTTCGTACGACTGTTTTTTAACTTCGTCGTCGATGATTTTTGCACACTTTGCCAAAGCATGACTCATCTATTACTATTACGCATTTACTTTTTAAATATGTCTGTTATTTTGCGTTGTGTGGGATCATTTTCCGGTGCAACTGCTTTTTTTCTACGTTTCGGTTTAATTCGTGTCATTAGTTCACCAAAAATTTCTTCCTTAGGGTCGTCAACAAGCGGTTCCAAAAGATCACAAACTGGATTCAAAAATTTGTTAACGAAATAATATGGATAGTCTATACTTAAATTATGTTCTTTCGCATATTTTGGATCCTCTGATTTTTCAAAAGCTCGCGCTTTAGGGTCATCTGTTTTTATTAAGATATAAGGAACCCGATCTCCGGATTGTGGTTCAGATCCGGGTTGTCGTTCTCTCATTTTTCGAACAACTTGTACATGTGCCATACTTACATCCTTTATATCGGGGCTATTAATGGATATACTTCGACCTTTCGATTTATACGTATCAGAAAGACTTTGTGATAAAATTAATTTTTCATCGGGTACATTGCCTTCGAGTAGTTCTATAGCGCGTTCGAGTGCGAGTGATTTTGGTGGACCCGTATCATTACTTTCTAGAACGACATCTAACAGTTCTTTGCATACTTCTCTCATGTGGGGCGTGTTATCGCGTCTCACGATCTGCAATCCCTTGATATCTATATAGTCCATATTCATCGAACCATCTTTCCCCTTTGTCCATAGTTTAGCGGCATAGCGCTTTTTACTATATAAGAACATAGGGTAATAGACCTTCTCAAGTTCAAGATTATTTGGAGCCTTGAAAAGTTTGGTGCATTCTTCTGCGGCTCTCTCACCCACTTCCCAACTATATTCTACGGCTTCTACACCTTTACGATCACCCACATCAAACTCAACCATGACAGAGTCCGTGTCCCCATACCTTACCTTTGAACCCGGGAAGTGCTTTTCCACGTACTCCTTTGTTTGGTCAATCATATTTCTTCCTTTCATGGTAACTGAAGATGCTATAGGGACACACGGAAGGATACCTCTCCCCGCTCCAGTGAAACCGTAGACTGAATTCATGGTTATTTTATATGCCAATTGTTTACCATTATACATGGATTTTAAAGTACCCGTCGCAGATGCCATATCTTTCTTAGCTTGTTTTCTGAATTGCTTTAATTCAAGTAAAATACTGGGTAAAAGAGATGGTACACCTTGTGCAAATTTATACGGGCCAAACGTTTCGTAAGTGATACCAGGGATATTTCCGTATTTTGGGTCCATTACGAGAGTGCTATAACATAAATTATGAGCCATCATGATCGACGGATACAGACCCTCGAAATCGAGGGCAGTGATCGGACGGTAATATGCACCTTTTTGTGCGTCGAGAACCGTCGCACCTTCATATTGTTCTTGTCCTTGTCCATATGGAAGCGTGGGTACCATATAACCCATTTCTCTCGCCTTTTTAGTTAGCTGACTGTAGACTTTTATTTGCTGTCCCCTCTCTACGAGATAACATAGAGGCGTCCACGTTGCTTTAGCCATTTCTAGTAAATTAATCAATGTACATAATTTAGAGAGTAGTTTATGTGGTAATAGTGTATCCTTTATACAATATTCTGCGACTTCTCGTAATTTTACAGGATCTTCTTCAACAAATCTTGCAAACATTTCTTTGGCAGGCATATCAATTTTTTGATCGCCTAAATATTCTTTAGATACGGAATCTAACTTATAGCTATCCAATTTATACCCCTTTTTTACTTCCTGAAATAAATCAAAAATAAATCGCCCAGGCATTGGTATGAGTTTGAGGTCATTTGCACCGAGCGCACTCGATGAAAGTTTTTTATACAGAATATCACATGGGTGATCTTTAAATTTTCCCATTTCAAAAAAGGATGGTTTACATTTGGTTATGATACCTCTTTTGTATATATATTCCCAATCAAAACCAAACAGGTTCCACCCAGTGATTATATCTACATCCTTTTCTGATAGATATTTCGTAAAGGCTTCGAGCATTTCACTTTCTGTATTATAACTAATTATGTTACATCCATCTAGATTGGGGTCTGTTTGTTTGTAGCATAGACAAGTTTTATCATACGGTTCATCGGAACCGAATGTACAGAGAGAGATTGCAATTTGAAAACAACAATCATCTTTAATGTCTGCATCCGGAAATTTACCAGTAGAACTATTACACTCAATATCAACAGATGCTACCACAAATGGTGCAAAATTTGTATCTTCAACGGGTTTTAATGTAGTCCAGTCGTTGCAAAATAGATCTATATCAACATTCGCGAGATGTGAACGTATACACGCATCCCCGGTATCGAGCCACCCCGTAGATTGAATACCTGTTCTATGCATTAACCTCAGGACAGGATCTATGTTTGATTCGTATACTTTAAATTTCATCGTTTCATCGGGGAGCGCCCTTTTAAGTCTCCCACTAACCATACGCCTCGATTCAAGAGTTTTAAAGTTTAGTTGCATGAATTTGAATGTCTCATTATTCTGAAATCCCCAGATGTCTTTTGATTGTACTATTGCATATGACATTAAACGCTCAGGACATTCACGTTCAAGTTTACTATAAATATTTTGAACACGTTGCGCCGTTATCTTATTAGGGAGTTTTATGAAAAAATACGGTGCAAATTCCGTCGTTACACAGACCGATTTACCATCCGAAGTTTTTCCAAATATACTGATTAAATGCTCATCATCTGTGTCTTTTGATTCCCAGGTCAGAGCCTGAAATTTCACCATATTTCGTTATCGAGCCAAAATTTTAATATACTTTATTAGTAAATGTCAGCAGCGTTGATTGATCTTGTTTCAGTCGGAGCCCAGGATGTCTATATCACGGGCGATCCACAGGTGTCATTTTTTCGCCAAAATTATAAACGCCATACAAATTTTTCGATAAAACCAGAACGTCTCGATTACATAGGGACATTTGCGTCCGGGAATGAGGTTACTATTCCAATTAGATCTAAAGGGGATCTCTTAAGCTATATTTGGATAGAGGGTACTGATATTGGTGGTACGGATGGTTCCAATACTGGGTTCTTTGATAAGGACGAATCTACCACAACAGAGTTTTCTTTATGGATTGGGGGTCAAGAAGTCGCTAAAATCGATTCTTTGTACATACAGGGAATTCACAACCTTTTATATAAGGAAAACCAAGCGAAGGCGTCGTGTGCGCTTACGTTAGACGAAGTTCCCCAGAACGCGTTGGGTGCCTCTTCTTATGCCGATCACTACATCTTACCATTTTTCTTCAGCGAGGATTGGACTAAATCCCTTCCTTTGGTAGGATTGCAATATCACGATGTGGAAATTCGGGTTAAGTGTCGTTCGGGTACCTTTGCACCATCGGGTGTTAAGGTATATGGTACATACATATATTTAGACACAGACGAAAGAGAGTATTTCGTGAACAATGAACACGAAATTCTTATTACACAAACACAATACCAACCAATGAGTGCGAGTGATACAGACGTAGATCTTACGTACTTTAATCACCCAGTAAAAGCTCTACACGTCGTTTCATCCGAAGCGGATAATGGTAAGTGGTCTACGAATTGGACTTTTGATACAGCGACGTTATACATTAATGGTACACCATTGTTTGAAAATATGTCCGCAGCGTATCACCACAACGTTGTCCCGGAAATGCACTGCACGGCGCTTCCCCACGATGCTTTGAGTACTGTCTCCGCTTTCACGTGGCCATTCTGTCTGACAATGAATAAATCGCAGCCAACGGGGTCGCTAAATTTCTCGAGAATCGATAATGCGAAATTGGCACTCTCGGGTACGGGTACGCGCAATGGAAATCTTGTTCGCGCGTACGCGGTAAACTACAATATTTTGCGAGTGAAAAATGGTATGGCGGGCGTCGCGTTCGGAAACTAAATGTAATTTGAATAAAATTTAATAAAATATTAATAATTAATAGAAATGCATCGTAAAACATTACTATTAATTGTAGCGCTTATAGCCGTGAATAATCGTAGGAATATATTTAAAAAATAAGAAACATATATAAAACACGACATAGCACATGAGTCTTACAATTATTCTCGGTAATATGTTTTCGGGTAAGACTTCTGAGCTCATTAGAAGACTCAAACGGCATAAAGTTATAGGGAAAAGGGTTTTAGTTATTAATTCTCAGAAAGATACTCGTTCTCAGGAAGAGGTTTTACATACACACGATCTAGATACGTATACATGTCTGAAAACAAATGATCTCGTGTCTATCAATTTTTTAGAAGCGGACGTCGTGGCTATAGACGAGGCACAATTTTTTAAAGGACTCAAGGATTTTGTTCAGATGCTTCTTTCGTGCGAGAAAACGGTCATCATCGCGGGTCTTAATGGAGATTACCTTCAACGCCCATTTGGTGAATTGTTAGAGTGTATACCTCTCGCAGATGAAATACTAAAATTATCGGCACTGTGTATGGGATGTATGGATGGGACACTGGGTCCATTTACTAAACGAATAGTTAAGAATGACGAAGTCGAACTTGTCGGCGATCGCGATATATACAGAGCGGTATGTAGAAAACACCTCAATACTGCTATACTTAGTTAAAAGATATTTACTTATTAAAAGTATGCATCTCAAGGATCTTAAGAATTATACGAGTGTATTGCGGAATGAATTAGATAATTTACCAAATACATTCATAAGTGAAAAACCTAGATTAGAGGGAGAGTGGGAAGGATCGGAGCATCTTAAGGAGGTTGTTTCGTTATATACATCCGGTGAGTTTGGTTGGCTTAAGGGTGGACAAGATCACGTTCCAGATTCATGGATCAGTTGGCCGTTGGTGTGGGATGGACAACCCGTATTGGGGAATTGTATGAAATGTCCCAAAACACACGCTTTACTCTCGTCGATCGATAATATACAAATTGCCGGATTTTCTCTCATGAAAGGGGGTGTTTCTCTTAAAGAACACATAGATTACGTAGGAGATGCTTATAAATTTACATATCATCTAGGGTTGAAATGTCCAGAAGGTTGTATTTTACATCATTCCACATTGGGAGATATTTACGAGGAAGATGGAAAACACATCATAATGGACGCACGATATTCTCATTGGGCGGAAAACAAATCAAATGAAGATAGAGTTATTTTATATATGGAAATTTATTAAGATATTTAAAAAAATGTTTATATAAAATATAATGAGCGACGTCGATGAAAATGAATTGGCTCCCGTAAGCGAGCGCGGAAATCGTATTTTCGAAGAAACGCCTCGGGGTGTTTTGACTAGATACGGCGGACTGATAGTAATAATCGTATTTATTGTTGTAAATTTGTTTAGACGTAAAAAATAATATAACACTATTTCAGATATGAGTAGAGTTTCATTAATAAAAAGTCCTAGAATAGATAAGAAATATCGCGTTTATTTCGATGATGGACGAAAGGTTGATTTTGGTGCGCGAGGGTATGAGGATTATACGATACATAAAGATCCGTTTCGTATGAGAAAATATATCGTGCGACACGGTGGTTTTGTTCACCACACAACTCTAAAGGAAAAGAATGCAGATGAAGTACACAAACGAATGCTCGATGTGACCATGAGTGATTCGGAAGAATGGAAACGTAAAGGTGTGTATACAGCTGGTTTTTGGTCCAGGTGGCTACTTTGGAGTCATCCAACAATGAAAAAATCCAAAGATTTTATTACAAAAAAATTCAATATAACATTTAAATAAATCAGTTATTTTTCGAATGACTATCATTTCATAATTTTAGAATATGAAATGATTGTTTTAAAATATTTCTATACTATAAATGCTTCACCTCTTGCTTAAATTAGACAAAATTGCTATGCTCGCATCATGTATAGTTATATGTGTTGTACAGATGACTAGATGGGGAGTTTGTGGGGGTGGTTTTATAGATATTAATAAGGTGAAGAGTAATAAAAAGTGTAGAGACGCGACTATTGGTACGTCTATAACGACCGCTATCTGTTGCTTCTGTTGTCTTGTTATCGCACCCAAACTCTCGCCTAAGGCGATGGTTGCTGGGGCTGCTGGATATGCTGCAAACAGCGTTGGAAATTATGTTAATGTCGCAGCGAACTATTAAAAGAAATCGTCAGTGCGGTATAATTTTGTCTGAAATGAACCAGTTTGTCCCAGTACAGAAACTGTTTCATTCCCATAAAATTCCTGACAACCTATATCATCCATACAATCTCTATTATCATGAGTTATGGGTAAAGAGTATATTTGGTCACCCGGTGTTGTTGTGTAATAATGATATCTGTCTCTCCTTCCCCGAACTTCCTTTCCATAGATGGGTAAAGTTTCGTCGTCTGGACCGAGTAAGATTCCCATTTGCTGAACTCTGCGTGGTTTATATTGCTTAATGGGTGGTCTTCTATATTCACGAGCGACCGGGATTTCTGCTGGGACTCTAACTGGCACATGGACCGGGACTTGTTTTTCCACACGTATTACGCGCGGTTGTCTTAATCGGTGAATGATGTATATCATCATAATTCCAACAACAAACATGAATGCATTATTTTTAGTTTTAGTCTTCATTTAATATAGCCTAGGATTTTAATTACGTTTTATCAATTGTTTGAAAGGTTCTAAATCTAGTCTACCAAGCCTGATTTGTACGAACATCCATAAACTAAAGAATGCAGTTTTAACGAGATTATTTGCGTCCGTGTCGTCCATTTTGTATATTGGACCAACGACTCTACCGACGAATGTTTCTTCCTTTTTCTGCCCCGTAATCAACATTTCAGCCTGTGTGAGCGCACACGTGTCGTCGTTGACAGACCAGTGAAAAAACAGGAATGGCACCAATAAGGAATAAAATTCCAGATTTTGTGTATTATTTGTAAACGGTATGACAAATATGGACACGAAGAAGAATAAATGTATATAAAATATAATATTATCCATTTATATATACGTAGAAAATTTAAACTATAAAATGGCGGATAACTGGTTTGTTAATTGTGCAATCATTATAAATATAGCAAGGTTAAAGAGAGTGAAGCACATTAGATAAGGGAAGAATTTCCTTTTTAAGGGTTCTATAATCTTATCTTGAAGTGCGTCATTTTTTAAAACAATATCTATCGCCTGTGTAGTAAGATCATCCATGGATTGTTTTGTTAAAATAAAACAACAAAAAAAGTCGAATAATAAAACACCAATCCACGAAAAAGAGTATAAACTTTTAAAACAATATATAGAGGATAATAAGAATGTGTTTATATGTGGTAAGCCTGGATATGGTAAAACGACTTTAATACAAAGTGTGTTAAATGATTCGAATAGTGTAGAAATAGGAGAAGAGATTTTACAAAAAAAAGATATATTCTTGGGTAATTTGGTTCGGTCTAATTTGCACACGTATATAGAAGATTACGAGAATGAAATGTATGCATATAGAGGTATAGTAGAGAGGGCGTCAGATGGAAAACCTCCGTCAAAAGGGTCATTCGTGGTTACGTCTTCGAGTTTTCATATATTACCAAATTTTGAAACTATTTTTTTACCCAAACCCACCACCGAACAATTACTTAAATTAGCTGAAGAGGATTCTGTTCATGTACACGAGTGTATATGTCGCTCGGATGGAAATATACGAAATTTTTTAGATTATATACAAGGTTCTTCGGATAAGGATGCGTTTTTGACACCCAAACAGTATATAGAACAAATACTATGTGAACCATCTATATCCTATTCACGTGATGAAATACAAGAACATGGTCATGTTTGGGGCGCTGTTCACGAAAATTATCCCAATTCAGTTGGTGTGGATATGGAACGCGCGGCTAGATCTTTAGTCGATGCCGATGTGTTCGATGGAGGGATTTATAAAGGATCGTGGGAATTAATGTATTATTTTATAGTGTGTGCGGTTTCTATTCCAAAATATACTTTGGGGGAACCATTAGTTCCAGAAAAACTGCGACCGGGTAGTGCGTGGTCTAAATATGGAAATTATAAAATGCGACTTCAGAAGTTACGGAGTATACAAACACGATCATTTACTTCTAAGATGGACCACCAACATTTAGCACTTTTGAGAATATATGCACAAAATGGGGATGTTGGTAAACTAGAGGAATATAATCTGGCGCCTTCGGATTTCGATGTAATCAATCATCTCGCATTATGTAATAAGCTGAAACAGAGAGAAGTTTCTAATATTAAGAAAAAATTTAGAACTTATTTAGAAGATAATAAATAAAATAACTATATATATAAAGTATGCATGCGTTGGGTGTTTTTGCGAATAATAATCCATATTTTAAGAAATTACCAAAACGACCAAATAAAAAGAGTCCAAAAAATATCAACCCTTTAAAAAAATATATCATGGAACGGTTTGGTGTAAAGGAAATAGATTATAAAAAGTTCAAAGAGGAATCCGAGTGGGCTATTAGGATAGACAAATTAGAAGATATCGAAAAATAACTGAATTAATGTTAAGTAAAATAAAGATAATTAGCTTATAATTAGTAATGAACATACTTTCACCACCCCCGTGTTGTAGTAAAGACGAGGATGAGGATTTTAAGATCACACGCGTCACGGGGAATGAGATGTTTTATTTTGGTCCAATCACGAATGAAGATATTTTGGATTTTATAGAGGAATTTAAGAAGCTCGAGATAGATCTTCTTAAAAAGACCGCTGAGTATGTGGGGTATGAACCAAATATCCGTATCCATATTTGTACGGAGGGGGGAGACCTTTTCGCTGGTTTGAGCGCCATGAATATACTCGAAAAATCTAGAGTAAAGGTGACTACGATAGCACAAGGTACGTGTTCGAGCGCTGGTACATTTATATTATTGGGTGGGAGTGAACGACGTATTGGAAGAAATGCACACGTTCTTATTCATCAAATATCGACCGGTGCATTTTGGGGTAAATATGAAGAAGTTCGCGATGAAATGAAATGGTGTGATAAAATTATGGGTATGCTCACCAAAACATACGAGGAAAAAGCGAACATTCCCAGTAAGATATTTAAGAGACTGATGAAACGAGATATTTATTTGAGTCCAGAGGATTGTATTAAGTATAACGTCGTTCATGCGATTGAATGACACCTATATATCGTTTATATAGCACTAACATACATATCAATATTATCAAAATACATAACGTATTTGCATCGAATGGAATTATGGTGTCTTGTGGAGGCCTAAGTCTTTCCAACCTTTCATAATTTACAACCGGAATCATCCGCTCTTATTATAATGGAAACAATTTTTACAAAAGATAAAAGCGGCAGAGATCGTTTTCTCGATATTCGAGTCGAAGAAATTGATGGGTGTTGGTGTATCCTGAAAACAACGGGTATTGTTGGTGGGAAAGAATCCATTTCTACGACACAGGTACCTCTCGGCTACGAGAGTGCCACGAAACGAGCCAAAACTATGTGGAAAAATCAAAAAACAAAGGCGACCGCCATTCTTCCAATGCTTGCAAATAAATGGGATGATCGAAAAAAGTATATATCAACACCCTTTTATGTTCAACCTAAATTGGATGGTATTCGTTTACTTGTATCCAGTGCGGGGTGTTTTTCAAGAACAGGTAAGCCCGTGAAGGGAGTTGACCATCTTTCACAAAGTCTCAAACCTGGTGAGTATTTGGACGGTGAATGCTATGCCCCAAACAAGACTTTTGAAGAGATCACGAGTATGTTTAAAACGAATCCAGAAGATCTCGAATTTCATATTTTTGATTATTTCGATATCAATAAACCGGATTTAACATTTGAAGAACGTATTGAAAAAATTAATATCCCTCGTCGGGGATGCCATGTTGTGGAGACGATGTCCGTGAATAATAAGTCCGATGTTTCGAAACTCCATGACAAATTTGTAGAGATGGGATACGAAGGAATCATGATCAGAGACCGTAAGAGTATTTACGAAGTTGGAGCACGAAGTAATTATCTTCTTAAATTTAAGACGTTTCAAACAGAGGAATACGAGATTATTGGCGCAAAGACTGGTCATGGGAGAGACGCCAATGCCGTTGTGTGGTTGTGTAAGACCGAAGATGGAAACGAATTTACGGCCAGACCTGAAGGTACTATCGAAAACAGAGAATATATGTATACAAACAGAGATGTATATATTGGAAAAATGCTCACTGTTCGGTTTCAAAACCTCACAGATATTGGCGTACCCAGATTTCCCGTGGGTGTTGCGATTAGAGACTATGAATAATTTGTTATAAAAAAGTAATGAACCATCGAATTGCTATAGATATAGATGAAGTGCTCGTTCCATTTGTTAAACCAATGGCCAGGTGGCGTGGATTAAAAATGCCAACTCAGCCTAAATATGAATATGTTTATAGAGAAATGTTTAATATTTCAGAAGAGGAATCCCGTGATATGGTAGAAACATTTTATAACACGAAAGAGTTTATTAATTTGGAACCAATACCATATTCTCGGGATGCTATGTATCGTATGAAACGTTCTTCTCCTAAGATATACGCACTTAGTGGTCGTCAGAATTTTTCTAGAGAGAAAACCGAGTATTGGCTTAGTCACCATTTTCCAAATGTATTTAGCGACGTAATTTTAACGGACAGTTATACAAAAGATGAGATATCCAAGGCAGATATATGTCGGAGTTTGGCAATAAATGTTTTGATAGACGATAATTTTCACACATGTGTAGATTGTATGAAATCGGGTGTAAAAGCAATTAATTTCATAGGATACGATGAAAAAATATATCCATGGTGTTATGAATCAAATATATCTAAAATGGGATGGCAAGGGGATATGTTATACCCAATTAGGCAGAAGGAATATAATGAACTTATGGTAAAAAAGTTTTGGGAAGAACGTCATAAGAATTATACAACACCTAAGTAGCTGTTGCAACTGAAATATAGTAATAGATATGTCGTCGTACGCTTTAATTGGTAGTGTGTCCCATCCGAAAATTTTTTCTATAGCGAATAAAATTCAAAGAGCTACCAAGCTTCATGTATACGATAAAGATCCAATGTTTACATTTTCGCCAAACTTGTCTCAAGCTATTAATTATGAATGTGTGGCTGATATGATCTTGAATATGGATAGACCCAGAACTATTATATTATTCGATAATTCGAGGGCGGATTTTAGACACATCGTTGCGTGGTCAGATGAAAATGACACAATTATTAATTGTAGCAATGAGATTTTTAAATGGGGCCAGAATTATGAACGTATGTGCGGGGATTCAAATATCAATTATATGGATGGGTCTTTAGATGGAAATATCATGATGGTCGGGGGGATGAGACTCTTATTCGAACATTATGAGCCATTTTTTTATTTAATGGCTAGAAGTGTTGTATATACAGGTGACACTATTTCAGAATCCAAGCGGTCTTTACGGTGGCCAATTGCGTGATTATTTAAAAGGGGTTTAGAGAATTGCATTTATTCATTAATAATGAACAAATCAGATATTCTTTTAACATCAATCGATCATTTTTATGAAACCCCAGAGAATAGAGCTACACTTTTACAAATTTTGAACAAGACTCGAGGTATTTCTCTTAGAAATCTAGAATGGTTTATCACAAATTATTCAAAAAAAACAAATTTGAGTTATAAAACGAGGGATGGAAAATATTTTAGTGTTCATTGTCAGTATAAATCCACACTCGATGGCTATTCAAAAAAACTTTTCGATCCATTTTGCAGATCTCAGAAAATTACATATAATATCCCGGGTACATCTGATGAGATTAATACGACTGTTGCGCAGTTAAATTTCATAAGATGGTGTATTAAAAATAATATAATCGAGTATATCCAAGATCATCGCAATCAATTATTTAATAAGCAAGAGACATAAATCCATTTTCAAATGAAAACGTTTGGTATCCCACATAGTATGCGTGCAGACTGTACACCCGATCACTCGTAAGAGCCGCACTTTTTAACTTTACATCCAATACAGTTTTACTCGATTGTAGCTGACTAAAATCAAGACTTCCCGAAGGTTCCACATTAACTGGATTCATCGAGAAGCTGTACGTATAAATATTTCGTTCTGGTCTAGATAGTCTATTCGTAAAGGGGACTATGTATTTAAAATATGTATGGTCGGCCTTTGTAATATTAGGTAATGCTTGTCCATTTATATATATTTTGGCTTCGTCTAATACGGGATTGAAGAACGAATTGGAAAATGTCCACTGTGTACTCGCAGAAAAATTGAATCTATTGTGGAAATGGTATAATCTGTTGTCTGAAGAAAGTGTACCTCGTGCGACCGTTTCATCTTCATAAGATTTATCTCTAAAAAACCAAAATAAGGTTTTTACAGGTATATTTGGAACTAGTTCCATTTTTATGGTGTCTTTATTTGCAGTAGTTTCCATAGATGGATGTTTTTTAACGATATCAGTCATGAGGGATGTTTTTTGGTTCATGAAATACAATCGTTCACTTGTATCTAATGTTATTTCTTCCGTAATGACATCGAATTTATCGAGTGTGAGTGAGGAATAATCAGTAAAAAATGACGTGGGGTGAAATTCGAATTCAAATTCTATCTTTTGTTTATGTATCGCACACAATGGGAAATATGGGCGGTTTGGGTTATTGGTTTCGTACTCATCGCCTTCATATTTCCGTGAAAAGAAAAATGGGATTGGTATGAACACTTTTGATGTATATCCAGCGAGGAGTTTGTTGTCGTTACCACCAATTTCGGGTACCGATGTCCCTTCCGCGAGGTTTCTATTTACAGTGTATCTTTTTGTTCGTTTTTCAGATGCATCTAGGTAGAGTTGATCGTATATAATACCCCAATCGTTATGATACGTTTCAACGACCAATTCATCAACTCTCATTTTTACAGACTTGAATATAAGTCTTCCCACTTGATCAGCATAGTTATATCCCGTGTCTGTTACGGGTGGTAATTCAAAGCTTACGTAAAGATTACTGAGGAGATCTCCCATATTTCGAGGATTATACGTAACTTTAATGGTTTCATTAAATGGCCAATTTATGTCAGCTGATCCTGGTTTGGATATGTTTCGTTTTCTGTGATATTTAATAAAATCAGAATGTCTTTTATTTTCATATCTAAATTGCGAGTGTTCTGGGTCGTCGTGTAATAGGTAAGTATCTTGCTTTCCTATAGCGTTAAGGGATAGGAGTGCGCCCGTATTCGAGCCTTCTATATCACACATACTACTTATTAATTACAAATTTTTAAATCTGTTTTCCACATTTCTAAATGTGTTGTATTTTTCATTTTTTCGAGCTCAATCTTCGTTTTTGCAGTTTCTTCCCTGAGAGACTGCACAGCCTCGTGTGTGTACTGGTATGTTTTTATATTGAGGAGATAATCATACGAATTATCAATTCGATGAAAATATCGAGTCATCTCACTTTCTAATTCATTTCTCTTTCTTTTGAAAACGATGAGACGCTCATTAATAACCATATCAACAAATTTAGACATATTATCACTTTTAAGTGCTCGCTGTTCAAGTACTTGCAATAAATGTAATTTCCTTTTTTTGTATGTAAGTAAACGTATCTCTACGAAATCTATTAAGATCTCTTCGGGACTGGTATATTTATGAATCCCCTTTTTTGGGTGAAATAAATGCATATTGGTTATGTGGACCGATTTTTGAAGTCGGAATGTTTTGACTACATCGGCGTCTTTACCTGTATATCCCATTATCTCAAAATGAACTTCATCAGTTGTGCTGTTATTTGTGTATTCTTTGATGATTTTCTCTTCGACGAGCGTATCTAGATATTCTTTGTAATTCTGCGTCCAATGTCCTGGAGGTAGTTCCGTGATGATTAATTTATTATGCATTTTTTTCCACACCCCTTCTGTTATCCATATACCCGCGTTATTTGTAAAAACTCGACCTTTAAAATTTTTGAACCATGGCGTCATTGGGATGATGGGCCTTTTCGACAGAATTCGCTCTATGTTGTTGCATATATCTTTCGGGTTAAATGGGGGTACATAGCTACTAAACCCCGTACCTATGCCTTCAGTCCCATTTACCAATACAGTTGGAATAACTGGTACATAAAAATCTGGTTCTATAGGTTTTCCATCGTCATCGAGGTAATTTAATATGGGGTCATCTCGCACATCAAATAGAGATCTTGTATTTCTAGACAGCCTCGTAAAAATATATCTCGTTTGACTCGCATCCTTTCCTCCCATGAGTCTCGTACCAAATTGTCCAATGGGTTCTAAAAGATTTATATTATTTGATCCAACGTAATCATTTGCTAGTTTTACGATTGTATCAGCCAACGACACTTCTCCGTGATGGTAACTTGTTTTTTCAGAAACATATGCCGCCAATTGTGCAACTTTCATTTCGTTCGTTAAATTTCTAGAGAAGCATGCGTATAGGATCTTTCGTTGCGACGGTTTTAGACCGTCTGATACGTGTGCGATAGACCGTTTTAAATCTGCTAAGCTGAAATTTACGAGATCCTTATGAATAAATGATGTGATATCAAGCTGACCTATATTTCCATAGGGTACCTCTAATTCTGAGGATGGTTTCTCGGAGCTTTCAACAAGCCACGCCTTTCTATAATCTGCCTTTGTTTTGTGGAAGGCTAGTAGCATAGATTCATCCGTTTCAGAATCGACGTCAAATTTTACGGTGAGATCTTGTATTTTTCTGAAATATTCCCTAGCTTCTGCTGAAGTGGATGTACCAAGACCTTTGTAATATTTGACTTTCCACCCAGGTTTTCCGCTACCATACCAATGTCTAAACGTTGAATCTGTGTAGAATGAAATAGTCTGGGATCCCTTGGATACCTTGATTATGGGTGTGACCATACTCACAACAAAATTTAATTTGAGTAGACTTGGCCAGAAATAATGAATCATGTTTAAGATTAGACCCTTGATATGCGACCCATCCGCGTCGGCGTCTGTCATAATCATAAGTCTCCCATATCTGAGTTCACTGAGAGATGTGTATATTTTATCTTGTTGAAGACCAAGAATCTTTTTTAAATCACTGAATTCCTTGTTTTCTGTTAGTTGCTTAACACTCGCATCACGAACATTTTTTGGCTTTCCTCTAAGAGGGAATACTCCATAATAGTCTCTCCCAACAACAGAAAGTCCCGCGACAGCGAGTGTTTTGGCCGAATCTCCCTCTGTTATGATTAGTGTGCATTTTCCAGAACTACTTGTACCCGCTTTATTTGCGTCATCTAATTTGGGGATGCCCGTTATTTTGGATTTGCGGGTTCCATCCGTCTTTTTGAGTTCTTTCATTTCCTTGAATTTGGATAATTCTAGGAGTTCTGTTTGTACACTCGTTTTGAGTATATTTTTAATAAATGATTTGGGTGGTTCGAATTTGCTTCCAAAACTTTGTGATTTCGAAGTACACTCGGATTTGACTTGGCTACTGAAACTCGGGTTAACAAGTGTCGCTTTTACGAAAATAGAAAAGCAATTCTTGACTTGTTGGGGTTTGAGTTTTATTTTTTTAGCCAGTTCGTCAATGATTGCATTCGATATAATTCCAACAACGTGATCCACGTGCGTACCACCCTTTGTCGTACATATACCATTTACAAATGATACTTGCTCAAATCCATCGCTCGATGGAGCTACACAGACGCTCCAACGATTGGATATGGTCATACAAATTTCATCTGTTTTTGTATGCATTTTAGTATATTCATTGAACGAACATTTTGGTAAGATTGCATCCCCGAACGAGATTTTACAATTGGGAGATGTACATATATTCGAATCATATACACGTTTTTCGAATATTTTATAAATATCTTCCTCCATCGCATTCATTCCAAAACGACGCCAATCCGGGATGAATTCAATACACACACTTGAAGATTTACCAGAATAATTTTTTATTTTGGGGGTGTTGCATTTTGTCATATTATTCTCCCATACCTGTGTATAAATGTGTTTATTTACAGGGTCTTTGATTTTAATTCTGAATTGAGAGGAATATACATTCGTTAATTTGGCACCGTACCCATTTCGACCACCCACGATTCTTTTCTGACTATCGTCGTAATTGGTGCTCGTTAATAAATGTCCAAACACAAGTTCCGGGTTCCACACATTCTCCTTTTCATGCATTTTAACAGCGACACCCCCGAGAGGACCGTTGTTTTCTATGCGTATAGAACCTATATTTTTATCAACGGATACGGAAATAGACGTCACTTCTTTGGGGTGAAGAGAGTTTCTATCAATCGCATTAACCAGTATTTCGTCAAATATTTTTAAGAGTGCCGGTGAGTACATGACAATCCGTTTTTCAAATCCATCACCATTTAATATCCAATAATATTCACCCAATTTTTCAACTGGTCCCACATACGAATCCGGCCGTTTGAGTATATGTTCAATATGTGTAAGCTTTTGAACTTTCTCTACCATCTTATATGTGTTCTATTTTGGTTATATTCTCTATTACTTAAGTTTGTTTCTTCACGTATGCGAAAATTAACATACCTCTCAAGCAATCTGAACCATGCGAGTATTTCATCCGTTGTTTTTGCCAATGATACGGGTTTAACATTTTTAATTATTCCGCATTCACGTTCTCGAATCATGGAACTGAATGAAATTTTATTAGTGAAACAGGAGTAACATACTCGACGCATTTTTGGGTTTCCCTTGGTAAGGGATTTTAGAAACATTCTATTATTATATAGAAATAGGGGGATTCTGTATTCTCGTATAATTTTTCTAATTCTCCAATCATTAGAGTTTATTCTAATATTTAATGGTGCTTCGCATATATAACACTTATATTTACACACGATGTGCATTTTATAATTAATGCGTGCATTTTTTAACCTAAGTTAAGATGTGTATTTTTAAATTGCAGATCATACAATGATCAAGACCTACGACGATCATCTAAAGGATGCCATGCGGATGTATGATGTAGATACTCCGGATGAGAAATGTTTGGTGTTGGCTAAAGCTGTTTATAAAATGGCTCAGAAAAGTTTACAATTAAAATTAGAAAAATCAAAGCGGGTTATACAGGTTATCGATAGAATGGAAGAAACTACCCAAGGGCGTTCACAAATAAATAAATGCCAGGCGACTACACTGGCTGGTAAGAGGTGTGGGTTTAAGGCGGTATGTGGGGATTTCTGTAGAAAGCACAAAAAATAAATATAGGTATATTGTAAATGTTAGAAAAGGAAACACTCAGACCAGTCATCATAGCTATGATTTTATACATGGCGATTTCCCAACTTTTACCCGAACTTTTAAAAACACCAACTGGTATTAAGTTTATAGACGATATTGTTATGATGTTAATATCTCAAAAGGGTTCCATCGCGTCTGGAGCTATTTTAACAGGCGTTATCGTTTATGCCACTAACTATATTAGCGACGAATTCGTCTAATACGTTCTTTTTACTAGTCAAATGTTTTGTGTGTGAATGATCCATGTACACAATTCGCTTATTATACGCATCCTTCATAAATTCCGTGAGTTGATTGAAATCGGGGTCTCCCCACTGCATACCCTTTTTATACAGAAAGTCATCCTTCTCTAATTCTCGAAGTTTACAATTTATCATATATGGTGTTTTGATATATTCAGACGCTCCTCCATATTCTGTACAAATAACCGGTTTATCCCGGATTGCCGCCTCTACTGCTCCCATACCCACCCCCTCCGAAGAACTAAAACCGACATAACAATCTCCATAGGCGTGAATCCTGTCTAATTCTTCATCGGGTAGAAGTCCATTTATAATTTCTACATTTTTAACACGTATTTCAATTGGTTGTTTACACGTCGCTTTCACGACTAGACGAGTATCTTCTTTATTCAGGCGAATGAATGCTTCTAAGATATGTCTAAAATTCTTTCTATTGTCTAGTATATTTCCTATATGGTAGAATACATATGGACGGGTATACGGTATATGAGCGTGTATAATGTAAAATTCAGTATCTGGAAATTGTTTTGAAAAAACATCTTTACAGAATTTGCTCGGACATGCTATACGATCAAATTGTTTAAATAGTAATCCATAGTCTTCATGTACTGGCTGAGTCTCACACACCGTCATACAGATGATATTTTTCACTTTTTTCTTTATTTCTTGTATCTTGTTTATCCAATTTGGCAGGGGTAGTGCAAATATAAAACCATGATCACATTCGGGTATTTCGTCATTTATTTGGTAATATATACTTCCAGGAAATAGATCCATATATTTTTTAGTGTGTTGACCAATCCCACTCAGTAATGGGGGTCCGATGAATATCATTTAGTATAAAGATTATCTTGCTTTTATGTATATTACAATGGAAGCCCTTCGTCAGGAAATTGAATCCGAACTCTCTCATGTTCGTATTAAAAAGGCGCATGTCTATGAGATGCTGACGAAAATCTTAAACATTATCGATCCAAGCTCCGCTCCAAAAGAGCCAGCACCAGCACCAGCACCAGCACCAGCACCAGCTGCTCCAGAGGAAGAGTCAGCTCCAGTCAAGAAGGTAAAGGGAACCACAAAGGCTAAGGCCAAACCAGTTACAAAGGCAACTACCGAGGCATAATTGGTCTAGGTACGCCCATAGGTACGCCCATAGGTGCACCTACAGGTATAGATGGTTTCTTGTTTATCATATATACATAACCACCAATTATTAAGGCTATTATAAGTACGAGGTATTTGAAAGGGTATTTCTTATTCTTTTCTATCTCCAATTCCATAAGATCCTCCTTATCCGGAAGTTTACGAACATTTTTGTTAAGTTCATCAATCTTCCTGATAAGTTTTTTAAGTGCATCCAGTGTTTGTTGATCTTTATTTATTGGTTTCTCTTTCGTGTCGATCGTCGTTACTTCTAATGTAATAGACCATTCACGCGAATTTTGGAGTCCTTGGTAGACATCGTTTGCACCAAGCTCGTAGAATGAAAAATCCAATCGTTTGATCGAGATGGGGTTAAAATAATTTGTTTTACGAGTCATGAGTTTTGCCTGTTTATCGAATGTATAATCGTCCCCAGTCGGAACCGCGTTATTCTCGAGTGGACACCTCGCCAATACATGTCCTCTAGTCGTTAACAACTGTGCAGTTGTGGGAATTTGGGGGCACACGATATCTACGAG